TATAATGGCCCCTGAACCCAGTTTCTTTAAATCAGGATCACGTGTTTCTAAGTCAATTGCAATCTCATCCGCTTTTCTTAGATCAGGAAATTCTGTAGGTGCTACCCATTCTGTAGTCGGCATTAACATTATTTTTTACCTTTTGTATCTTTCAGTTTTTTAATTTCTAATTCACAGTAATGAATTACTTTTTCTAAATCTTGTATGCCATTTTTATTCATGTAACGACACACATACTTTATAACGTTTCCCTGAAAAAAGGAAAGGTCGTTCTTAGAAATGAATTCATAGGGTTGAATGTGAAAGTCTTTATAGTGACTCCCCCCTATCTGCTTATCTTGTGGAAATGCTTTATCAAACATATCTTTATTGCTCATTTTAATACCTCCATTATGTTAATTATAAAAAATGTTAGTGTTATTGTTATTAGTATATCGCTTGTTATTATTCTCATGTTTATCCTTTTGTTGTAGCAGTTATTGATTTGGTGATGAGTAAGATTGGGAGTCGAGAAACCAAATCAATTTTATACGACGCTGCTTTACCGCCGCTGAGTATAGTCTCTATCCCGTTCTGTTTATACTTATTGTATAATCTAGTTAAAGTGTTTGTATTCATTCTTTTTTGTTTTACCTTTTAATTTATATAAATTATTTCTTGCACGTGTTGCTCCTACGTACCAAACTCTATGTTCTTCATCATTCTTTTCATCACTTTTCTTAACTGATTTCTTTATTGTTCTTCCTAAATCTAAACATAAAATAACATTATCTTCTTCACCACCTTTAGCTGCATGAATTGTAGAAGCATATATACGAGCATCTTCATCTAAATTTTCACCATTTATAAGCATTTCCTTAATGTATATTCTGTCTGATAATTTAGTTTGTTCAAACGCTTCAAACCAATCTACATTATTGTTCCATTTTTCTTTAGGTAAACCAATAAATTCTGCTATCTGTTTGATTTCTTTTTCTTCTATTTCTATTCCTCTGCACCATGAATTATAATTTACAGATGCATTATATAATCTTACAGGAAAACTTTTACCTTTGTTACTTTGATAATATAAATTTCTTTTTCTTAACTCTTCAATAATTTGTAATAATCTATGTGTTGTTCTAGTTAATATTAAATATCTATTTTTTGTTAGATCTATTTGATCTAAGTTGTTTATTCTTAAAGACTCACCTTGATAGTTTCTTGGATAATAAATTTTTTTTTTTCTTAAACCTTTAATTCTTTCTAATGGTAATTCAGATTCTTCTTGAACTGCTTTAGATACTCTTTTAGAATATTTTAAAACTTTTTCTTTTCCAGGTTCTTCAATAAATCTATCTACATCTGCACCTGCCCACGCAAAAATAGCTTGATCATCATCTCCTGCTAAATACATATCTTCTGTATTTTCTTTTAATTTATCAAATAATTTCCATTGCAATGGAGATAAATCTTGAGCTTCATCTATAAATATAGTTTTAAATTTTGGTAAGTCAGGTTTATTAATTAATTTTTCAATCATGTCATTAAAATCTAATTTACCTGTAATTCTCTTATATTCTTTTAAATTTTTATCTAAATTATCTAATATATACCATTCTATCTCTTTTTTATTATGTTCACTTCTATCGTATTCTTCTCTTATATCGATGTCTCTATTTATTGCTCTACCAATCATTTTAAAATATGGACTATCAATGTTTAAATAAAAAATTTCTTCTTGATTATATTTATCGTAATGTTTAACTTTTATATTTAATTCTTTTCCTATCTTAACATAATCGTCTGGTTGCATAACCATAGAGTCATTTAATTCTAATTGTTGAAAAGCAAAAGAATGAAGTGTTCTAAAGTAATTTAAATTATCATTTTCTACAGGCATTCTTTCTTTAGCAACCTTAGCTGCCTTTTTAGTAAAAGCAAAGTAACCTATTCTATCTAATGGAGTTCCTACTCTAATGTATGCTTTAGCTCTACTAATTAGCTTATGTGTTTTACCTGTTCCTGGAGGACCAAAGTATTTATATATCATTATACAATTTCTTCTGGTTTTTTAAACTCAGCTAATTCAACTATGTCAGCATCGTCTTCATCTTTTTTAAATAAATACAATGGTATAACTGCACAACCATTTACACCTGGATAAGGTTTATCTGTTTTTTTATCTTTACCAGGAAATCTTTTCTTTTTACCAAACTGTGGTTTAGGCATATGATCTTTTTCTTTTTCAAACATTTTTTCAATCATATAAGAAGTTCTAGAAGAATCTTTTTTCCATTCATTGTCTTTTAAATCATTAAAAAATTCATCGTACACAAAGTAAGCATAAGTATCATCTTTTAATACATTACCACTTTTAAAAGAGTTATGACTTGTAGCTTCTGTACTATGTATATAATCTTTTAAATGTTTCTTTAGTATCTCCATAGGTGTGGTCCCTGGAGCCGGTTGCACTGTATCAATGGTCGAGAATAATGCTTTTTGTATTTCAAAGAAGTCCATTCCTTTTATAGGTGGAGGTGGAAAATCTGCTTGAGCCATTATCAAACCTCTTAATTCTTGTTGATCTTTTATTTTATTTACATCTTTTGCATGTACTTGAACTGTTTCTCCATCTTCTCTTTCTACTGTAAAATAGTATTCAGGGTCAGGTTTAAAATCTACTTTGATTAAGTTAGTCATCAATGGCCAATTAATTTTTTTATCTGAAATAATTCCAAACTTTCTTTTTACACATTCTGATTTAATACATACTGGTGCCAGTAAATCATCATGACAAGTATGTCCTTTTTCTTGTTTCTCCCAACTTTTTATTTTCTTTTCAATATAATTATCAGTCCATATTTGATCAAATTCAAAATAATTTCTACCTGCTTTTAAAACCATCTTACCCCAATTGTCGGGATATTTTTTCTTAGCCATAACCATGTAGTTGTATAAAAATCTGTCTCTACCATCTTTCATTTTGTTTTTAGATAAAATTTCTAAACATGGTGGACCATCTTTAAATTCTTCTGCACCACCTGTTAATTCTTTTCTAATTAAATCATTAGATATGTTTTCTAATTTTTCGATATCAGCTTTATTTATTTCTACAACTTTTAAAAATAAATCTAATGGTATTTCTTTACCAGAAGGATCTAATGCTACTCTTTCACTTTTATTAAAGTAAGGTAGATTTATAAAATTACCGTTGACTTTATTACCATTTGTATCACTTCCTAGTTTAGTTTGCTTAGGAAATATTTCTGTTGTTATTGGTAGTTTAAATAAAAATAATACTTGTTCTAAAAAATCTCTGATAATTTTAGCTTTAACAAATTCTTTAGTAAATAAATATAAATGAAGTCCATTACTTTTTGATTTAATTGGTATTAGTGGTAATTCTTTTTCTTGAATAATATCTAGATATTTTTTTATATCTAGGTCTTTATACACTTTAGGATCAATATCTATTGCACCAAAACATGCTAAACCATTATCATCACAAGGTTGAATACCTATAGATTTTTTTCCATGTAAGTGAAGTCTGTAATCATCTTCAGTAATTGGTTTACCTGACCAACCATAATCACCTGCATTAAATTTTATCTTACCTGTGCTAGGATCTTTATATCCATTGTTTATATTACAAAAACCAAAATTACGTTGTAACCCCGTAAAACATTTTATAAAATCATTCATCTTTATATCCATCTATATTATTTGTAGAGTGGCAACAGTCTCCCGTCGCCACTCCATCTCCGAAGTATTCACTTAGTGAATTATATAATATCTTCAGTTTTTGGTTTATCGCTTTTCTCATATTCAGGTTTAGCACTACCTTTAGACACAGATTTTTGAAACTCCTGTGCCATTAAATATAAGTCCGCATCTTCTTTTTTAGATACGTCTAAAGCTCTATTCATAGATGGTTTATAAACATGCCAACTTTTACTTCCTGCAACTTTACCAACAGTTTTTAAATTATAAACTGCTGCATAAGCCGCTGGGTTGTAAACACCTTTGTCATCTTTAAATCTAAGATTTTTAATCAACTGATTTAATTCTCTTGCAGGTGTTAAGTTAGATGATCTCATGGTAATTACTGCAGGTCTAGGTTCATCACCTAAAACTATTACATAAAAGTATGCAGTTTTTTCTAAGTAGTTACCATTGGTCAGTCTATACTTACCGTTTCTTTCTTCAACAGCATCACTTGGTACAGTTAAATGTGTTGCAACAGGTGGAGCCGCTGTGTCTCCCATTTCCTGCCATTCTGGAAACCTTGTTTGCACATGTGCAACAAGTAAGTCTACACCTTGATTACCATCTATTAATGTACCTAAACCTTTTGCATAAATCATACCAGGTTTAGAACCTTCTACGTATTTAGCATTAGCTTGATTACATTCAGGTGATAACTGATGTAGGATTTTTAAAATCGGTGTTGACATATCATCCGATTTTATTTCTTCACTACCTCTTCCAGAGTCTCCTCTTAGATTGATAGTAGATAATGCACCTGCATTATCTTTCTTAGTCATAGCATTTGTATTTGCCATAGTTATATCTCCTTATTGAGTTATTAGTTTATTTTTTATTTTTTAAATACGTTTGATTTCCATCAAATGTATTGAATAGTTCTTCCGGAACTTCTTGACCTTTGTCTTTCCATTCCTTCATAACTACTTTGAGTGTCGATGGGTGAACTTTCTCCTCTTGGATAGGTTCATACCCATTCGACCTCGCAAGGCCAGCGTAATCGACAGCCTTGTTATCTTCGCCTTGACCAAATGATACAGTAATATTATTTTTTACTATATCACCTAAGCCATTGTCTCGAAGCCAGTGTATCGCCTCAGCTTTTTTGTCAGCTTTCATTGAGGCACTATAAATTTTTTTAACAGTTAACTCTGAACCATCTTTTAATTTTAAACTAGCAAGGTTCATGTCTTCCATTAATTTTGGAATTATATTACAGCTAAAGTATTTTTCATCTTCTTTAAGATCTTTAACTCTATCTTCCAAATCTTTTATTTGTTGTTGTATGGATTGTAACTTTTCAACTTCAGTTGAAAGTTTATCTGGATCAACGTTATTAGATTGATCAGGTGCATCTTTACGCATATCTATAATCATATATTTTCTCCTAAATTTAACTTTTTAACTTTCATGGCCTTAGTATAATCACTGATAAGTGATTTGTCAAGTTTACTTTTGATGAATATTTATTTCTATTGGGTAATAAGTTTTTTCTTGTCTATCCCATTTAAGAAGTTTAAATTTTCCATTAGTCATTTCTGAAGCAATTGCACAAGTTACTCCAATAATAGCAGGATCACCATTCAATAGTAAATAATCATTTTCTGTAAAATCTTTTAATTTTTGTCTAATACTAAATATAAAAGGTCCAGGTGAAAACATTATTTGTTCTAATGCTTTAAACATTATTTTAATTTCACCATATTTTCTTGCACCCGTAATATTATATTTAGGTTGTCCTGTAAATTTATCTATAGGGATATCTTGTAGTAAGTATACGTTACTATTCATGATTGAGTTTTAAATTTTTCATTTGACTTCTTCCTTTTTTTATATTATTATTACAAATAGAAAGAAAAGTAAATAGAATATTATGAATTATAAATTTAAGACTAAGCCGTATGAACATCAATTAGATGCATTAAAAGCATCTTGGGATAAAGAAAATTTTGCGTACTTCATGGAAATGGGTACTGGTAAATCAAAGGTATTATTAGATAATGCCGCAATGTTATATGATAAAGGCCAGATAAATGGCCTCCTTCTTATTGCACCTAAAGGTGTATATAAGAACTGGTATGATCAGGAGGTGCCAGTTCATCTTCCTGATCATATTCAAAAGAAAATGGTTTTATGGAAATCATCAGATAAATCAAAAAAACAAAAACAAATATTAAATACTTTATTTGAACCAGGTGTAGATTTTCATATTTTAATTATGAATGTTGAAGCTTTTTCTTCTGGAGATGGTGCAGCTTTTGCATATAAATTTTTATCATGTCATAAATCAATGATTGCAATTGATGAGTCCACTACAATTAAAACTCCAACATCTAATAGAACTAAAAATATTTTAGCATTAAGAAATCATTGTAAGTATAGAAGAATATTAACAGGTTCACCGGTAACTAAATCACCATTAGATTTATTTTCTCAATGTGCCTTTCTTGATCCTTGGCTCCTGGGGCATGATTCTTATTGGACGTTTCGTTCTCGTTATGCGAAAATGAGAAAGATAGAAGTTAATGGTAGAAGGGTAGAAATAGTTACGGGATACATGAACCTTGGTGAACTATCAGATAAAATAAAACCATTCTCTAAAAGAATATTAAAAGAAGATTGTTTAGATTTGCCAGAAAAAACTTATGTCAAGCATTATGTTGAGTTAACTGCAGAGCAAAAGAAAGTATATACACAAATGAAAAGAGAAGCAATTGCTTTTTTAGATGGCAAAATGCAATCTTCAGTAACTGTTATGACTCAATTAATGAGACTACATCAAATTACTTGTGGACATTTTACTGCTGATGATGGTACCATAAAAGATTTACCTTGTAGTAGGCTTGGTGAATTAATGAACATACTTGAAAATGTAGAGGGTAAAACTATTATATGGTCTCACTATACACATGATGTAAAAAGAATTATCACTGAAATAAAAAAAGTGTATGGAGAAGATTCTGTTGTAGATTATTTTGGTGAAACTGACACTGATGCAAGATCAGCTAATATTAAAAAATTTCAAAACGATGATAACTGTAGATTTTTCGTAGGAACCACTCATACAGGTGGTTATGGTATTACATTAACTGCAGGTAGTAATATGATTTATTTTTCAAATGGTTATGACCTTGAAAAACGTCAACAATCAGAAGCACGTATTGATCGTATAGGTCAAACTAAAAAAATGACTTACATTGATATAATGACCCAAGATACTATTGATGAAAGAATTGTAAAAGCTCTTCGTAATAAAGTTGATATTGCAAATACAATTATGGATGAAGATTTTAGAGAATGGATATAGCGATTATAGTCCCCACTATAATCAATCCCGGCAGCTGAGTGCCTAACCTCCCAAAATAACTACAGTTTTTCGAATAGTATTACTATAATAGTA